CCCCGGCCCGACAACCCAAAGCGTCGGCGTCGCCCCGTTGGTATAAGCCTTCTGCATCGCGTCGCCCAATATGGCTTCGGTGATTGCCACCGTAGCCGGCGCAACGAACACACCGGTCGCAGTCGTCGGCAGGCCGGCGACCGAAGTGCCCGGCGCAATCGCGCCGGCCACGGCGCTAAGGATGTCGGTCGCTCGCGCGAGCCAGTGCGAGATGCCTTCGGTGACGCGCGCGACTGGCCCAGAATCATTGCCGTCGACCCGCGGCTGCCGCGAACACATCGCGGCTTCCATGTCAGATTTCAGAACCTTCGAAGCCATCGCCATCTGATGACTCATCTCGGAGCCTTTACCAGCTGCGTCGCTTTCCTCCTGCGAACCTGAGATGGTCGCGTCGCGCTTGGAGATTTGCGTCACATTGTTCTGGCGGATCGTCGGCTGGGCCGTGCTCGGCGCGAGCGCGAAGCCTTCGAGCTGCGCGTTGGTCGCCACATCGGGAACGCCCGTACCGGGAACGACCGTCGGCGCCACGGTCGGCAGGAACTCGGTCTGCCAGTCAAAGAGCCGGTTTTTGACTGTCCGCCGCTTGATGGCGGACATGACCGGCGTATCAAACGGGTCGATGTTGTAGATTACATTGGACAAATCTTCTCTGTTACCCACCGCGTTATACGTGGTGAATGCGTTAGTAACTTTAGGCATGAAAGCCTCCGGTTAAAGGATCCTACGGAACACCTCTGCGGCGTCGTCGAGACGGCCGCTGCTCGCCAATTGGCGACGTGCTTCGTCGAGTCCTTTCCGAGGCGCATTCCCTAAGGGTGTAGCCGCACCGGGAGTTAACGTCCGACCTTTGCCCGGAACCTCTGCGCGTGGCTTCGCAGCGGCCATCATCCGGTCGTACTTGCTCGCCTTGCGCAGGATAGAGAGCATCCTGGGGTCGTAGACCGTGGCGACTTCTTGCTCACTAAATCCCTCCGCAAACGCCGTTCGGCGCATCGAAGCGATTTCTTTCTCTAGCGCGGGCTGGTCCTGTATCTTGCTGTTGAACACAAACCGCGAAAAACCGTCTACAGCGTATTTCTCCAACCGTCTATCCGCCTCCTGCGCCGACAGCCGCTCCATCTGCCCACGCTCTTGCTGACTCTGCGCCAGCTTGGCGTACAAACCCTGATAGATTTTCTGCTGACGATGCGCCTCCTGCGGATTGATCGTGAACTCGCGATCCCAATCCGGCTCCGGCGGCATCATCGTCCGAACGTCATGCTCGTAAGCCTCCTTCGCCCGTATCAGAAGGCCCCAGTTCTCTTGCTGACGCTTGTGGTCCTCCTCGAGCGCGTTGCGAAGGTTGCTCAGTTCGGTCATCCGCTGATGGAATGTTTCCTGGCGCACGTAGCCGTTAAGCGCCTCCGGCAGCGTGACTTCCTGCGGCTTGCCATCGACTATGACTTCGTATTTTTGCCCGTCGTCCTCGACTTCCCGCTCGGCGACCTCTCGCCCCTCTCCTCCCTCCGCGGCGGCCCGCTCCTCGTCGGTGAGGTCTTCGGCGGCGGACTCGAGCTCTCGATCCCCAATCCGGCTTGGACTCTCGGGCTTGGCCCCGTGTACGTCATCTCTATCGGTTTGCCTGACACGGCTGACCTCCTTCTCTGTCGCTCGCAAATTGACGTTGTCGCCAGCGTCACCATCGCCCTCCATCTCCCGGTTCTCGAATAGGGTAACCGGCTGACGAGGCGTTTCGACGAATTTACCCGCTATGTCGCGCGGTCGCGACGAAGGAGCGATCTCAGTGGTGAAGGCTTCCGCGGCCTTGTCGAGTTCTTCCGTCATTTCTTCCTAGCCTGGTGCATCTTCTCGTCGTTGACGAAAATCTGCAGTTGCTGCGGGACATCCTCGAGGGCGCGGATCCTCTCGATGAGCGCAATTTTGTTCTCGGTTGTGTCGGCCCCCATCAAAAGCTCGAAATACCGCTTGCGCAGCGACAGAATCGCCGCCGTAAACGCCTTGTTGTCGAGCAGTTCCTTGGCCTCGTCGGCCAGAAGCCGACGCTCGTAATCACCAGCCGGCCTGAACGGCAGCGCATCGCTCACCTAGCCGGCCCCTTCGGTTTCATCTTGGCGATCTTGACCTGGTTATCCAGCGTTGCGCCGGTCGTTTGCGCCGCATGCTGACGGTCAAGCCGCCCCTGCTCCTGCTCATGCCGCCGATCCGCCTCCGCCTGCTGCTCGGCGGAAATCGTCTTGACCCCGGTCAACGCATGGCCGGTCATCGCTGCATGATGCGCCGCAGCCAAGTCCGTCATCCCCCGAACGTGGTCGCTCTGGATCTTCGCCATATTTTGCTGATGCGAGGCCAGCGTCGATGCCGCCTGCAGCTGGGCCTGCCGCTCGGCGTCCTGCCCTTGCTGCGCAGTCTGATCCTGCTTCATCTGCGACTCGGCCATATCCATCTGCGACTTCTGGTCGAACGCCTCACTGTCCTGCTGGTTCTTCATCAGTTGGCTCGCCAGCTGCGCCAGCGCGACGTGATGGTCGACGCCGGCCTGCTGACTCTGGATGTCGAGCTTCTGCAGATCGACCTGTGTCTTCGCCTCCAGCTGCCGGTGCTTGAAGGTATTCTCCGCCTCCATCTTGGTCCGGTCGAGATGCTGCTGCCCGACCGCCTTGGCCGATTCGCTGCGCACCTTCTCCATCATCGCCTGCGCCGCCATCGCCTGCGGATCGGGCGTCTTCGGCGCCGACAGCAGTTGCTGCATCTGCTGCGGATTCGGCGTTTTGAAATAGCGCGCCACGTTCTTCACGTTGGCCAGCGCCAGCATGTCAGTCATCGTGTTCAGCATCTCGGGAATGCCGACAATCGGATTCGACAACCCCATCTGGTTCACGATGGCTTGCTGGTCCTGCTTGATCCCCGACAAGGCCATCATCCGCACCATGTCGTTGCCCTTGCCGAGATTCGGATTCACCTCCACCGACATCGACTGATCGAATGTCGAAGTGTCGTAAGGGACAAACCTGCCGTTGACTTTGAGTGTCCGCGGCGGATTCGGGTTTTCGCAGATTTCGTTGTATAAACCTGCAAATAAGTCCTTAAAGCCCGTTTCGCACAGCACGCGCGCCACCAATTCGACCCGCTCCTGCGCCCCATTGATAACCGCCTCAACCCCGATCTGGGTGGATGACTGAATAGCCTTCGGATCCAATCCTTTCGCTGCATCGGTCAATCCCGTCCGTCGCGCCAGCTGATCATTCAAGAGCTCGAGAACCGGCATCGCCGCCTGACCGATGAAAGGCGTCTGCGTATACATCACCGCCTGTGTCGGATCGCCGCGGGTCCGGATCACCGCGCCGAGATCGTCGTTGAGCGCGTCGTCAAGATTGACCATCAGTTCGTTAACGACCGTCTTCGGGTTGATCGACTCGGCCAGCGAGTCGAGAATCCCGCGCATCATATTGGTCTTAATTTTCTGAAGGTCTTCAGTGTAGTCGGCAATCGAGTCGCCGACGATGGTGTGGCTGATCGGATCGCAGCTGAACAAGGCGAACTTGACCCGATTCGCCTCCTCATCGGACACGATCTCGTGGTTCTCGCCCATCGTGCAGATGTAACGGAGCTCGGGAACGCCATCGCCGTTCTTGTCGGCCTTCACATACCACTCGCCGTACAGAACCCCGTCGCTGACCCGCGTCCCCATGCCGCGGCCAGGATTGCGAAGCTGCGCCTCCATCGTGAACTGGTTTTCGTCCTGACTCTGCACATGCTCGAGACACGTCTCGCGGTCGAAGCCCATGCCGATCATCTGATCCATCGGCACCACGCGCTCGTGGCCGACAATCCGGCTCTCCTTGAAATTCCGGGCGTAACGGTCGAGCCGCATCTCTTCCGGAGGAACGCCGGCGACCTTGATCAGCGGCTTGTCTAGCTCAAACTGGACAATCACCTCGTCGAACGCCTGCGGTGGCGGCGGCGGCGGTCCCATCGGCGGCGGCGCCGGCGGTCCCGCCATCGGTCCAGGCGGCGGACCAGAGGGAGGCCCAGCTGGCGGGGATGGCGGGGGCGAGGGCGCCGGGCCAGGCGACGACAAGCCAGGCGGAGGTGGGGCTAACCCAGGCGGGCTTCCCTGAATCGGTCCACCGGGGTTCGGCGAGGGCATGCCAGACGGCATAGGCGTTGGCGGCGAAGGGGGCTTCGGCATTCCACTTGGAACCGGATTGCCGACATGCACCAGCTTGGCCGACGGGTTCTCCATGATCAGCCGCTGAATCTGATCCGCAGTCACATTGGTGAACCGCTTCCGAACCGTCTCCTTGTTCTCGTCGCACCACCATTTCACGTACCCCGTCCGCACCGTCAGCGCGTCCTTGAGCGCGCCATAGAGAATCAGAAACCCGGAATTGTCATTCCAGAAAACATAGTTGGTGTAGTCGGTCGCCTGTTGCGCCTTGTCGACCTCATCGTCGCCGCGCGGAACGATGAACACAGGGTTTTCCGACGCCGCAAACAGCCGGATCAATCCCGGCATCATCAGCATGATCGCATCGCGAACGTCGGTGCTTACGTAAGTCGACCGATTCGCGCTCTCCTTGTCGGTCCCGAGAATCTGATCGTAG